TGAACTTCCATCGTTGAGAAGAACTAGTTTGTTATCTCTAATTTCAGCAGTAACACCAGTGCCACTCATTGCTGTGTTAATATCACCAACAACTTGTGCAAGAGTAGCTGATCCTGTGCTTAAAGTAATTTCTGTTGACTCAGCACTCGAACCAGTTGGGTTAATAACAAAAGTACTTCCTGTTGAGAATGATGTGTTACTTACGGTATTTGTACCAGTAACACTTGGAATTGAACCTACCCAATCTCTGCTGCCTACAATTACCCATTCGTTGTCATTGTTTTTGTAATATAATTTAATTGTTGAAGTTGTTGCAACAATTGCATATTCGCCTTTTGCACCTATTCCTGTGTTTGGTGCACTTGTAGCATCTGCTGAATCACTTAGTTCAGATGTGCTAGTAATAATTCTTGGTGTTTTTGCAACAAATGTTTGACCTGTGTCAGTTGTGATTGCTGCACCATCCCATTCAAAGATACCATACTTTGAAAGTTGTGTATCTAACCACCATGTTCCGTCTTCTGGATTAGCAGTTGTTGCTGACGAACTTGCATTTAACGCTCCTAAGTCTACGCCTGCTCTTACAACATATGCGCTGTTACTTACACCTAAGTAACTATATGCTGCTTGTAAACCGTATTCGTTTTGTTCGCCACCTTGTACAACGTTTCCGTTTGTGTCTGTAACAAATTTTGGATCTCCAAAAGTTTCAACTAGATCACGTTGTGATGTTACAAGGTATACTTTACCTGCATTTTCTGCTAATGTTCCTGGTGCTATACCAGTGCCACTACCATTTAGTTTGTTTTGTTCAGTAGCGACAAATATAATCGGTGTTGTACCTGGTTCAGCTGGAGTATAAAAACTCTCGTCTATGACTGAAACCTGTACACCTGGTGATGTTAATGCCATTTTCTTTTTCTCCTATGGATAGTACTTTGCTATTATTATTTAGCTGATCTACGGAGAAAATAGGGGTTTTGACAGAGAAAAACTATCGTATAATGATTTCTTCTATGACTTCATCAACTTGTGCATACAAATCTTCTAAGGTACCATTATTATCTATAACAAAGTCTGCCATAAATTCTTCTAAACTCATGCTGTCTTTAGATTCTTTTGGAAGGTGCTTACTCCTATCAACCCAAATAGTAAAGTCAAAAACATTTTGTTTAGCCATTTCAAAAAATTCTAGTTTATTACGTAAACCACAATATATTGAATGCTCTGAAAAAATTGCTTTACCTAGTCTAGCAGCATCTTCTTTGTTATAATCACAAATAGCGTTATACCATTCAGCACGATGATTATGTCTATCATTATAACATTCTTCTTCATTGCTGTAACCGTACTTTTCTTTTAACATATCATAAATGAATAACTTTGAACAAAATTGGCTACTGCTTTCAAAGGTAAAATTATACTTGTCACGTAGATATTCACACACGGTATCTTTACCATGACGGCCATGTCCGATAACAAGTAATTTTGGTAATGTCATAAAATCCTCTTTTTTATTGTAATATATAATAAAAAAGTTTGTTTGTCAACCTATTAAAAATCCGTAACCAATGCCACCTGCTACTGCTAAATCTAGATCTTTTTCTAATTTTTCCATTTCAGCTTGTGCTTCGGCTTTAAGTGTATCACCGTTTAATGTTGTTCCGCCACCAGGACCTGCAATTGTTGAAAATTTACTACGTGCTTCGCCTAGCATATATTTACAATTGGCTAATGAATAATCTTTTATCCACTGATTAGCTTTGTAGTCTTTGAGTAATTCAAAATCAGGTCTATAATTGTAACACCATAATAGTACTTCTTCGTCTGCTCTCGGACGTTGTAATACGGTAAATTTTTTGTTACTAGTATTCCATGTAAATTCCATAAAACTACCAAACATACGTCCAACAAGTTCTTGTTGTTGTGCAAAGAAATCATATGTAGCAAGGCCACCAATACCACTACCTGCTAACAAGTAAGTGTTTGTGTATGCTAGGTTAAATGGTTCAAATAAACTGCCACCATCTGCACTGCCACCTAATCTGCTTCCTACACTGCGACGAAAAACTTTTCTTACCTCAATTATTTCATTAGGTAGTGTATATTCGTTAGTATCTTCTTGAATAGTGAAAGTTATGTAACTTTCTTCAACGCTGTTTTCACTACGCTGTCTATATTTGTTAAAACTTTTTTGTAGTGCTGTTTCGTAGTGAATAGGATCTAATTCCACATCAACCATACCTCCGCCTAGGAATGTATTGATGTAATCATATATTTCTTGATATGCAGTTGCGTTACTCATAGTTTATCTCCATTAGTATTTATCGATAAATATGTGTATGCCTAAGTTAAGTTTATACAGACCAAATAAGTCAAAAGATTATAATTTTATAGACAACACCGTCTATGAAATGTTTACGGTTGGTGGCACAGATTTAAATATTCACAAATATTTAGGTCCAAAGAATCCTGATGATGCAGATTCTACAGCAGATCAACCTCAGTACGATGCAGTAAAAGAAACAAACATTCAAGACCTGCTGTTTTTAGAAAACAGAGATAGAAAGTACGATGAAAGTATCTACACTATACGTGGTCATTATACCGTACAAGATTTAGACTTTAATCTTAGTCAATTTGGATTATTCTTAACTAACGATACTATATTTGTTACAATGCATATTAATAGTAGTGTTAAAACATTAGGCAGAAAAATTATGAGCGGAGATGTCATCGAATTTCCGCATTTAATAGACGAATATGCAAACAACGATTTTGAAGTTGCATTAAAAAGATTTTATGTTGTAGAAGACGTGACTAGAGCTAGTGAAGGATTTAGTCAAACTTGGTATCCTCATTTGTACAGAGTAAAACTTAAACAGATTTATGATGGACAAGAATACAAAGATATACTTGACTTACCTGCAATGGAAAATAGTGATACAACATTACGTGATATACTTAGCACCTATGAAATAGAAATGCAAGTTAATGACGCTGTTGTAAAACAGGGCGAAGAATATGCAGCAAAAAGTGGATACGATACGCAAAGTTTTTATACCGTTACAACAGACGATAAAGGCAATGTACAAATTGTTTCAGTTGATGCAGATGATATTAGTGTTGACGAAGAAATTGATGTAAACTTGATTTTAGAAACACCTCCACGTACAGGTTACACAGGATATCTTGTAGGCGATGGTATTCCTCCAAATGGGCATCCTTTTGGTGTAGGTAGTAGTTTTCCAACAGATTCTCAAGAAAATGATTATTTTTTACGCACAGACCTATTGCCTAATAGATTGTTTAGATTTACTGGTAAAACATGGAAAAAGGTAGAAGACAATGTACGTGCAGATCTTACACAATCAGATACAAAGAATACATTGCTTGGTACATTTATAAACAACACAAATACAAATACAATTATGGGCGCTGAAGTTACAGAAAGACAAGCTATCAGCACCGTGCTTAAAGCTAAGGCAGATAACTAATGCAACATTTTTATGATGGTCAAATACGCAGATATGTAACACAAATTGTACGTGCGCTAAGTAATTTTTCTTATAAAGACGGTGATGGCGATTTAAAACAAATTCCAGTAATGTATGGTGACTTGACCAGACAAGTGGCTAATATAATGCGTGACAACAGCGAAAATAAGCTGCCTAGTGCACCTAGAATGGCTGTGTACATAACTGCTTTAGAACCAGATAGAACACGTACAAGCGATTATAGTTTTATTAGTAAAGCAAATATTCGCGAAAAAGAATTAGATCCCGAAACCAACGAATATGTTGCTAGTCAAGCTAAAGGTTATACCGTTGAAAGATTGCATCCTATTCCTTATCAGCTTACGGTTAATGTTGATGTGTGGAGTACTAGCACAGATCAAAAACTACAAATACTAGAACAAATTTTTATGTTGTTCAATCCAAGTTTAGAATTTCAAACTACAGATAATTATTTAGACTGGACAAGTTTAAGTATGCTAAATTTAGAAAGTACAACTTGGAGTAGTAGAACAATTCCTGCTGGTACTGAAAGTGAAATAGATGTTAGTACTATGACATTTACAAGTCCAATATGGATTTCACCTCCGACCAAAGTCAAAAAACTTGGTATTATTTCTGATATTATTACAGGTATATACAACCTAGACCAAGGTACAATTGAACTAGATGGATTTATTCCAGATACTACAGGAACAAGTAATCTTGGTAGTAATACTGGTACCATACTAGGTAATTTAAGCAATCCATTGATGACTTCGTACAGAAACTTCGACATTGAAATTTCTAACAATACAGCACAGCTAGTAGTCAATAGAATATTAGGTGTTGGTGAAATAAGTTGGTACAATGTGTTCGAATCTGAATTACCTGCACAATACCAAGCAAATATTAGTCAAATAGAATTAAACAGAGAAGATTTGCCAATTCCAGTATTAGGTACTTTTGATGTAGATGATTTTGACAAAAATATTCTTAATATAGAATGGATAGAAGATACTTTACCAACTGATACTAGCATCGAAGGTCCTGCAAGAAATTCAAATATGTATACTAGTGTTGATAGAATTATCAACCCACAAACTTTTAATCCTACTAGTGCAAAACAACCTGGATTAAGATATTTACTTACAGGACCAATTGGTGCAAAAGTTGAAAAAAGAATTACAGCAGATTCAGCAACAAACTTGATTAGAACTGGCATCAATTATTACATTGATAATTTAG